AGCGGCACGACGGAGTTCGCTTTTCCATCCGCTGGCGCGAGGCCGACAAGGGCTGGCGCGTGTGGAGGGTGGCCTGATGAAGACCAACAAGGACGACAAGTTCTTGGCGGGCAAAACCCTGGGCGGCCGGCCGGCCGTGGTCGAGGCCCGGATCACTGCGCCCGTGAAGCCGCACAAGCCCCGGCTGCTGACGCCGCAGGAATGGAAGTTCGTTGAGGAATTTTGCGCTGAAGACGGCCGGCTGAACATGCGCGAGGTGGCCATCCGGGCCGGGTACAGCGAGGCCTGGGCAAAGAACCGGGCCCGCGAGCTCACCGACCCGGAGTTGAACCCGCACATCGTGGCCGCGATCCAAGAGCGCCGCAAAGAGCTGGGCGAGAAATACGGGACCACGTACGAGCGGCACATGCGGGACCTGCAGTTAATCCGAGACCAGGCCCTACAAGCCGGCGCGTATGGCGCGGCCGTGCAGGCCGAATACCGCCGGGGGCAAGCCCTGGGCACGATCTACATTGACCGCAAGGAAATCAGGCACGGGACCATCGACAGCATGTCCAAGGAAGAGGTCATGCGCAAGCTGGAGGAAATCCGCCGCCTGTATGGCCAGGGCGGGGGCCCTGTGATCGACATCACGCCCCGACAGTTGGAATCGGACCCTGAGCTGGCCGAGCTGCCGGACACCGCACCGGCCGAAGAGACCGAAGACGACAGCGCCGACGAGCGGCCGCCCGAGAACGGAGAACCCCATGCCAGTGAAGCCGGAGAGCCGCCTGTACAACCGGGTCCGGGAAAACCTCGAAAACTGCCGTATATCCCGGATTGAAAACCGGGTGAACCTGGGCATTCCGGACTGCCTGATCGCAATGAAGCCCGAGGGCATTTTCGTGCCCGTCGAGCTCAAGGTTGTGCGCCGTGGCCGCAAGGTAGAGCTGCGCCCGCATCAGGTGGCATTCCACGTATCGCACGCGGATATGGGCTGCCCGACGTTCATCCTGGTGGAATATCACCCGCCCGGCACGGTGGCCGCACGCAAGGCCGAGCTGCTGCTGTACCGTGGCGAGCAGGCCCTAGACCTGGTGAAGCTCGGGATTGACGCGGAACCCCTGGACCGGTGGAACTACGCGGCCCCGATGTGGCACCGGCTGCGCCAGCACCTGGCCGAGAGTTGACAGTTAACACCGGCACGCGTTACCATCGCGGGACCTGGGCATGGGCCCGGGCAACAGAAAGCGAGAAAACCATGCAACGAAAACCCAGGGCTGCGCGACATGCGCCGGCGTGACCGCCTACGCCCGCCCCGACGCCCGCCGATTTTTCAGCCCGGACCATTGAAGCCTACCCGGCCGCCCGACGCGGGCCGCACGGGGGTGAAGCTGCTGCTATTCCTGCTGCTGCAGAAAATCCTGCACGGCCGATAATTTTTTTTTTCGTCGGGGTGTTGACAGTTGATTTTTTGATGGCTTAAAATTCCGCCAGGCGTCGCGCTGTGCGACTCCACCAGAAAGCGAGAAAGCGAGCCCACCATGCTGAAAACCGTCACCGTATCCGGCAACAAAAAAACCGGCCCGATAGCCGTCACCTATCGCGCCGGCGCGCACCACGTTTTCGGGACCTGCCCGAAAACCTGCGCCCTGAACCCCCAGGGGGACCACGCGGCCGACCTGATCGACGCCGAATATCTGGCCGCCCTGCGCCAGGCCGTGCCGCGCAATGGCCAGGCCTGGACCTATTCGCATTTTCCGGCCGAGCTGCTACCGGTACCGGCCGCCGGCGAGACCGTGATAAATGCGAGCTGCGACACCATGGCCGACGCCCTGGCCGCCGTGGCCATCGGCCGCCCGGCCGTGGTGGCCGCCCCGGCCGGCACGGTGTGGCCCTGCACGCGCGACGGGGTCCGGTTCGTGCAATGCCCGGCCGAGCTGGCCGAGAATTTCAGCTGCGCCCAGTGTGGCAACGGCCGGCCATTGTGCGCCCGGGGGGATCGGGATTTTGTCGTGGTGTTCGTGGCGCATGGGTCCGGGGCCGCCCTGGTGGGATCGGACACCCCCGGCGGGTGTTACGGTAACGGGGGCCCGGTGCGCCTGCAGTGGAATGCGACGCGGAAAACCGGGGCCGCCGACGATGCGGCCGCCGTGGTGGGCTTTGCCCGGTCCCTGCCCCCGGGGTCCCTGCTGCGCCATCACGTGGTGGGGGACCTGGGCCAGGCGTGAAAAAATTTTCGGCCGGGGGCTTGCGCCCCTGGATTTTTTTAGACTAAAATTTCCGGACCGGGCAATACCGCCCGGCCTTAACTTCAGAAAGCGAGAAAGATATGGCTCACATGATCGACACCACCACCGGCCGCGCTGCAATGGCATACGCTGGGAAAACCCCCTGGCATGGCCTGGGCCAGGCACTGACCCCCGGGGCCAGCATCGAGACCTGGACCCGTGAAGCCGGCCTAGGCTATACCGTCCTGGAATCCCCCGTGCGGTACGATTCCCCGGCCGCCAGCGAGCCCCAAACCTGGCCGGCCCGTAAGGTCCTGCACCGGTCCGACACCGGCGCGCCCCTGGCCGTGGTTTCCGACAGTTACCACGTGGTCCAGCCTGGCCAGGTGATGGATTTTTTCCGCCAGCTCGTCGAGCTCGGAGGCTTTCAGCTCGAAACGGCCGGGGCCCTGAGCGACGGCCGCCGGGTGTGGGCCCTGGCCAGTGTGGGCGACGCGGCCCCCGTGGTTTCCCGGGACCTGGTGAAGCCTTACCTACTGCTGGGCACGTCTTACGATGGGACCATGGCCACGGTGGCAAAATTTACCGCTATCCGCGTGGTGTGCAATAACACCATCACGGCCGCCGTCGGCGGATATTCCGCCGGCCGCGTGATTAAGGGCGAGGCCGAGCAAAGCCTGGGCTACCTGAAATCGGCCGTGCGGGTTTTGCATTCCGAGCGATTCGACGCCGACGCCGTGCGCCTGCAGCTCGGGATCGTGGCCGGTGCCTGGGAGTCGTTCCTGGTGCAGTCGCGCCAGCTCGCCGACGTGCCCATGGGCCAGGCCGTTGCGGATGAATTCCTGGCCGAGCTGCTGGCCCCGTACCACACCAGCGCGAAGCCCCTGCAGGAAAGCAAAGCCTACCGCCAGGTGCTGGCCCTGTTCAATGGCCAGGCCATCGGATCGGACCTGCCCGGCGTGGCCGGCACCCGGTGGGCCATGCTGAACGCCGTCACCGAGCTGGTGGACCATGCGCGCGGCCGCTCGAACAATACCCGGATCGAGTCGGCCTGGTTCGGTGCCGGTGCTGCCCTGAAAGCCCGCGCCGCCGAGCTGCTGGCCGCCGACCTGGCCGCCTGAGCTGCTGCACCTGGTGCCCGAGCCCGCCCTGGTGGCGGGCTTTTTTTTCGCCTGGCCGCCGGGGGCTTGCGCGCCCTGGATTTTTTGTCCTAAAATTCCGTGACCGGCCGCCGTGGCCGGCATTTTCAGAAAGCGAGAAAGCAATGCCCCAAAAAATGAAATCCGCCCCCGTCGTCGGCCGCCTGGTGCAGGTGCAGGCCCTGCAGGGTATCGGTAAGGTCCGCGTCGGGTTCGATGCCGACTGGGCCGAGTACCGCGTGCAGGCCTGGAACGCCGTCGGCCGCCTGGTGAGCGAGTACCACACCGACGACAAGGCCGACGCCCTGGACACCGCCGCCGCGATCCTGGAACGCCTGGCCGGCCCGACCGCCGACCAGGTGGCCGCCGTGGCCGCCTTCGCCACCAGGCACGGCCGGACCTGGCGCGCCGACCTGGCCGCCGCCTGGTTGTCCGGCCGCGACGCCACCGAGCCCGACGGCCACCTGCTGCGCCAGGTGCGGAACCGGTTCGGGCCCGCCTGGCTGCGCGACGTCACCCGGGCCGACCTGGGCCTGAGCTGATCCCGACCTGGCCGCCCCCGGCCGATCCGAGCCCGCCCTGGTGGCGGGCTTTTTTGCGCCCGGTATCGCACGTCGGGGCCCTTATATAGTGAAAACCTATCGGGGACCCCCGGCCGATTGTGCCCGGGCAAACCAGGCCCCCGGCCCCTGCCGGTGGGCCCGTGATCCGTGGCCGGTGTATCGCACGCCGGGGCCCGGGGGCCGTGGCCCGAGCTGCGCCGGCCAGGCCCCCGGACCGTGCTACCTGGTGCGCGCCTGGTGGGCCGCCGGCCGTGGTCCCTGGGCCGTGGCCCGCGTGCCTGGTGGCCGGCCGCGTGCTACCTGGTGCGCGCCCTGGTGCGCCTGGTGCCTGGTGCGCGGCCCCCGATCCGGGCCACCTGGTGGCCGATCCTTGGCCCCCGGCGCGTGCGCCCTGGTGGCCGCCGGCCGTGGCGCGTGCGCCTGATGCCTGGCCGCCGGTGCCCGGTCCGGGTCCCCTGGCCGCCGGCGCGCGGCCCCCGTACCCGCCCCCGGGCCCAAAAAATGCGCCCGGTCGATGGCTGCGCGGGCTTCGGCCCGGTTTTACGCAGTCAGTCGTGCGCCAAACAGTTTCACGGGTCCCTATCCCAGAATTCGAAGGTTTCACGTGAAACCTTCCGTGAAACAGGCCCCCTTTGATCAACTTGTCAACTCGTGCGAAAATTTCTCGCAATTCAAAAGCAAATGACCCTATGCAAAGTTCTGCCCCCGACGACGTTGAAGCCGAGCGCCTGAGGCTCGAATACCGACTCGCGCAACTGCAGACGCAGGAGCGAGCGAGGACTCACTTCGTCGATTTCGTGCGCTACGTCTGGCCCGAGGCGATCTTGGGCGCGCACCATGAGAAGATGGCCAAGGCCTTTGATCGGATCGCCAATGGCACGCTCAAGCGCCTGATCATCAACATGCCGCCCCGGCACACGAAGTCTGAGTTCGCGTCCTATCTTCTGCCGGCGTACCTTATGGGTAGAGACCCGCGAACCAAGGCCATTGAAGCAACGCACAACAGCGAGCTCGCCGTGCGCTTTGGCCGCAAGGTCCGTGATCTGATGGACCAGACGACCTACAAAGAGCTCTTCCCCGAGGTGAGCCTGAAGCAGGACTCGAAGGCTGCCGGCCGGTGGGACACGAACCGTGGTGGGGAATACTTTGCTGTCGGTGTCGGCGGCGCGATGACCGGTCGCGGTGCGGACGTCTTGATCATCGACGACCCGCATTCCGAGCAGGATGCTTTGTCGGACCTGGCTTTGGACAACGCGTGGGAGTGGTACCAGGGTGGTCCTCGTACTCGTCTGCAGCCGGGCGGAGCCATCGTGGTGGTGATGACCCGGTGGGGCACCAAGGACATGACGGCCCGCTTGATCAAGGCCCAGTCCTCGCACAACGCTGACAAGTGGGAGGTCATCGAGCTGCCTGCCATCATGCCTTCGGGTAAACCCCTATGGCCAGAGTTCTGGAAGCTCGAAGAGCTCTTGGCGGTCAAGGCCTCGCTGTCGGTGCAGAAGTGGAACGCGATGTACCAGCAGCAGCCCACGAACGACGAGGGCGCGATCCTGAAAAGGGAGTGGTGGCGCGTGTGGCCACACACTGAGCCGCCACTGGTGAACTACATCATCCAGACCATGGACACGGCCTACTCGAAGAAGGAGACGGCGGACTTTTCTGTCATCACGACCTGGGGCGTGTTCTACCTGGACGAGGACTCGGGGGCCAACATCATCTTGCTGGACGTCAAGCGCGGGCGCTGGGATTTCCCTGAGCTCAAGCGTGTGGCCAAGGAGCAGTATGAGCACTGGCAGCCCGACAACCTCTTGATCGAGGCCAAGGCAACGGGCACACCGCTGCAGCAGGAGCTTCGCCGGATGAACATTCCGGTGACGATGTACTCGCCGGGCGGGCGCAAAGCGGGCACGGACAAAGTCTCACGGGCCAACTCTGTCGCCCCGATTTTGGAGTCTGGCATTGTGTGGGCACCGGACACGGACTGGGCCGAGGAGCTTGTTGAGGAGTGCGCGGCCTTTCCCAACGGGGACAACGACGACATGGTGGACGTGACGACCATGGCCCTCATGCGCTTCCGTCAGGGCAACTTCATCAGCCTGCAGACTGATGACAATACTGATTCAAGCTCGCACAGGGACCTTGTCCCAGAGTACTATTGAGGAATAAAATGCCCCTCAACTATCTACTTGGCAGGGGCACCATGCAAGATCAATATCTTCCCAGCGGAACCGGCGATGATTCGCTGGATACCCCTGTCGATTTGAATGCTGCGCAACCCGTGCAGCATTTTGCTTTTGGGGGCATCGCGAATCCCGGACAACGGCCCATGCTGCGCGGTTCAGATCGCACTTTTCTCGAAGCGCGTCAGAAGGAATTTGACGAGTTCGAGAAACAGCGCCTGGCCTACAACGATGCGCTGACCAAGTGGCAGAACGAGGTCTACAACCCGTACAAGACGCAGGTCGATGCGTACAACACTGCCGCGCAGAAGTACAACACGGAAGTCTACGATCCGTACAAGACGCAGGTGGATGCGTACAACGCAGCGCTGACCAAGTACAACGAAGAGGTTTACAACCCGTACGTGCAGCAGTATGGGGCGTATGAGAAGGCGGTCAACGATTGGAACGCTGGCAGCCGTGAGAGCGACTACGCGGGCCCTGCAGCACCGACCTTGGCGCGCAATTTTGAGATGACGATGCCGACGCAGCCCGAGGCGTTTGGCATGACCGCGCCCACGGCACCGAAGGACTTCGACATGAAGGCTCCTGTCCTGCCGTTCAAGGAA